CTTTGAAGCTAACATCGGGGAGACCTACGGCATTGACCTACCATCTGGAGTAGACACAGGGTACGACCAAGTGGACGGCTTTGTGGAGACTTGGTATGACCAGTCAGGAAACGGCAATGATGCTGTGCAGGCGACTGCTGGAAGTCAGCCTAAGATTGTTGATGCTGGTGTGCTGGTTACTGACAATAACGGCAAGATTGCTCTGAATGGTAAAAGTGCAAGGTTAGATATGCCATCAAATGCTCCGATGCTGTCGTCGGATGGCACTTACTCATTGTTTGCTGCTGTAGATTTACCAGACCAGACTCTAGGTAATGATACCTTTAACGACTTTATTAAGTTTGAATCGAGCGGCTCTGGTGGAGCATCTGAAAACAGAAAGCCGTTGTGGTCTATAGCCAGAAGCACTGGTAAACTCAACTGCTCTACTCCTAGTTTCAGTGGGGCTGGTGGAAGTACAAATGCTACTTTTACTGAAACAAAAGCAGCACAACTATTAACAAACATTTGTAATCCAGCATTAAGCACAGGTAACAACTTGTTATACAATAGCGGTTCACTAATTGATTCTAGCGACACCGCTACCGAGGTAAACACCCAAACCTTAACAGGCTTCTCGGCTAGATTATTCGACCTACAAGAAACAACTGTAGAAACATTCCTATCCGAAGTAATCTACTACCCATCCGACCAATCCGCCAACCGTGAAGGCATCGAAGATAACATTAACAATCAATACGACATTTACTAATGCTTTACTTAATATACGAAACTAAAGAGGCAGCCATTGATCGTGCTGACGAAGAGGGCAAGTACCTTGACTTCGATTACTGGCGTGAGGACAACGGTAAAGGTACACGATGGCTCACGTACCCCGATGAAACAATTGACCACAAGTGGGCATTGGATGTAACTGAATACGAGTTGGACTCCCAGGAGGAAGCTGACGTAGTGCATTCATATACACCTTTACCTCAACCAACTGAAGGGGAATAACAATGGAGGACATCGTGTACAAATCTACAATCGGAACAGGGGGCTTTATCGCTACTATCGAACTCGGTCACATCAATGAATTACTAGGACTAGTTGTGGGTCTAGCGACCCTAGTCTATATGACTGCTTCGGCAGTCAAGGTAATCAAGGAACTAAAGGACAAATAATATTATGAAAGAGATCATCACATACCTAGTATCAAACGTGGACAGCATTGTTGCTGCCCTTACTGCTATCGTAGCTGCTGCTTCTGCTGTAGCTGCACTGACCCCTACGCCAACTGACGACGGCTTTGTAGCTAAGGCTTACAAGATCCTTGACTGGCTTGCACTCAACGTCGGAAAGGCAAAGGATAAGTGATTTCGGTTATTGTTCAGTTGCTAATAGCATTCCCGAAGATCGGTAAGTTAATAGTAAAAATACGTTACGAATATGTTAAGGAACTTGCTAATCGCCGCTACAATAAGCACGACGATCTTATTGAGCAATGGGTGCGCAACCCTAAAGCAAAGCAGGATACCAGAGTTCCTACAGGAACTGAACAACCACGAATTTAATCAAGAGCAAAGACAAAGCATAGGAGAGATCCTTGAATACATTAACCAATTAGAAAATCAATAATATGTACGGACGTAAAACAAAAGATGCTGGCAAGGGTTCCTGTGGAGAGCGTGGGGGCTGCGGCTGCGGAAAGAAAAAATAATGCCCGATAAATCAAAGATGAAGTGCAACGTACCACGCCGTGAAGTACAGGGTGGTAAGAAGTTCGTCGTGAAGGCTTGCCAGGGTGGCAAGGAAAAGATCGTCCGATTCGGGGATGCTAATATGACGATCAAAAAAGATCAGCCAAAGCGTAAGAAAAGCTACTGCGCTCGTAGCGGTGGCATCAAAGGTAAGAGCAATAAACTATCTGCTAACTACTGGAGCCGCAAGGCCTGGAAGTGCTAATCAATAACCAAAGAATACATTGTCACGCTACACTACATACGGACCTAATGATGACCCTATCCAAGAAGACCTGGACGTAGGGTTTATTGGTTTTAACTCCTACGCTAGACCCGACCAGCTTCCAGCTGGTATGCTTGCTAACAGCTCTAATGGTAGACTGGGTAAGAATGGAGAGTGGCAGGTCCGTCCAGGTATTGGTTTTATCAAGGCACCATTTGCTTCTGGTGACGATGTACTGCGTCTACCTACTACAGCAGAGAGCACTGCTATTCCTCCTGTAGTTGGACTGCTGCCTACTACTATTCGGTCAGCATCCTTGGTTAGTAATGAAGTCCTGATTGTTATTGATGACCCAGCTGTAGAGCCTGGTCACATTTTTGTTGTAGGTGACGAGGTCTACGTAGAAAACCTAGTAAGCACTACAACGGACCCCAATGGTCTGCATACGCTTACGGCTGTTACAGACAACGGAGACACAAAGACCCTTACGTACGATTTAACGGGTGCTGACGAGACTTACAGTACTCCCCTTAACTTACCCTTTGCTTTGGACGACGGAGGCTCTGAGCCGCAGCTGACGGTGCTTACTGCATCTTCTGTCATTGGATACAATATGATCCTGGACCAAGGTGCCGTTTCACAGGTTTACACAAGTGCAACCTTTAGTGATCCAAATCAAGATAACAATCAGTTTATTGTACTGGCCTCCAATGTAAGCGCAGTAGCCACGGACCTTCAAGATACGTCTACCAGCATTACGATGGCTTACCCCCTTGGGGAAAACGTACCGCCTGACAGCAGTATGCTACAGGCTTTTAACAGGCTGTTCATTTTTCGAGACGGGCAGACTGCACTAGAAAATGACAAGTTCTTTAGCCCTATTGCTATTGCATCAGCAAGCACTCCAGCTGCTTCTAATGCAGTTACAGTTAATACCTCGACTGATCACGGGCTAGCTATCGGGGACGCAATTACAATTGCGGGACTTACTGGATTTCCTACAGGGGAAGATCCAAATGGAGGTTGGGTAATTAATACCGTACCTAGCAGTACTTCCTTTACCTATGACCTGCCAGCAGCCTATCAGGCTGCCGCTACCTACACTGTAGACGCTACCTCTACTATATCGCCAGGGTTTAAACTGGTTGCCAGTGGAGAATACAGTCAGCCTAAGCAGCTTGCTCCTTCTTCTGTAAACATTACGGACGGCAAGGCTGTTGCTACATTTACTTCAGTAACGGCTATGAATGGATTAAAGGTCGGGGACATTTTTGAAATCGAGGCCAGTGGTAATAGCCTTCTTGTGGTCGGGACTGATTATGTTGTTGCAGAACGAGACGACAGCGTGCCTTCCATTTCTTTCTATGTGCAAAGTCCAGACGAAGCAAATAGAACTGGAGTTATATTTCAGCAGCACGTTTCGGTAGGCCTTGGGTTTACTCATATGCCTGCACCTGAATACGCAGCATATCACCAGCGCAGGCTGGTAATGCCCTTTAGGTACAGCGTAGACGACGCAGAAGATTCCTTTACTTATCGTGCTATCTTGGACGAGGTTATTGTCTCTGATATCTTGGACTCTGACACTTATGATCAGGTCTATGCGCAGTACCGATTTAATGCAGGTACAGCTGACTTTAATGTAGGGCTGCACTCCTTCTCGGATGACAAGCTCCTAGTGTTTAATCGCAACAGTATTCACTTAGTCAGCGGAGCAGGACTAGATGCAACGGTGCAGTTAATTACTAATGAAGTAGGTTGCGTTGCACGCAACAGCATCATTCAAGTAGGAAACAATGTACTGTTCCTGTCTGACAATGGAGTATACGGTGCTAACTTCCAGGACCTGTACAACCTGCGTGGCAACGAAGTGCCACTGAGTTCACCGATTGATCCCGTTATTAAGCGTATTAACCGTGCAGTATGGGACAAGAGCGTAGGGGTGTACTTCGATAACAGATATTACCTAGCGGTGCCCCTTGACGGAAGTCAGGTCAATAATGCTATTTTAATATTTAACTTTATCAACAAGCAGTGGGAAAGCATTGACACTACAGAAGACGTAAACTGGAACATTGCTAACTTAATTGTAGCAGGTAAGAAGGCTGACCGTGCAGTATATGCAGTGAACACACTTGGCGGCCTGCATAAGATAGATGCCCGTGTAGACGCAGTAGATCTGCTTGCTACTGAAATCCCCGTCGAAGGGCAGGAGGAAACTGTAGCTCACGGTATACCTGCTTCTGTCACTACAAGGCAGTTCACCCTAGGTATTATTGACCGCAAGCGTTGGAACAACTTTGAGTTGCACGTGCAGTCATCCCCCGATAATGCCTCTGACTTAAGCATTAGCGCAGAGCTTGAAAACATTGACAGCACCGTAGATCTTGGTACATTAAGAGCTTTTAACTCAGGTACTACCCTAGCACCTGACGAGGATGTATCAGTCCGTGGTAGAATAGGTAACAAACGAGCATACGGAATGCAAGTAACCCTTAGCAATACAGTTGGCCGACCTCGCTTCCGAGCGATCAAAGTCGCTGGAGCAGAAGCATTTAGATCAACAAATAAAGCAATATAAGATATGGCTACAATTACAATTACTCCTGGCAACTCATTTACCGCTACTGAAACGGTAACATCTACTAAGCTCAATGACCTTGGCTCGCCTACGGCGGCCTTGACTGCTGCCTCTATTGGCACTGCTGACATTGCTGATGATGCTATTACTCCTGCATTAATTGCAGGCAATGCAGTTACTACACCTGCTATCCTAGATGCCAATGTAACCTTTGCTAAACTTACAGATGTCATCGACGACGACACAATGGCTACCGCTACTGATACTACCCTTGCTACATCTGAAAGTATTAAAGCATATATCGACAAGTTTAAGCCCAACATTGTTCAAGCGGTCAAGACGGATATATTTTCTATCCTTACTCCCAATATGGTATTTACCGATATACCTGACCTTGAAGTTACAATTACTCCTAAATTTTCAAATTCAAAAATTTTAATTTCTTCAACTGTAAATTCATCGAACAATAGCGGTAGTCACGGAACAATCTTTAGATACGTAAGAGATGGTTCCGCTATTGCACTTGGAGACGCAAGAGGAAGTAGGACCCCTTGTACATTTGGAAGCGGATACGGTGGTCAATATACCCCAGACGTAGCTGGTATGGACTACCTTGATAGTTCATCCCTTACTGCTGGAACGCCGATTACCTATAAAATTCAGGTTACCTCTGAGGGTACAGCTGATGTCCTTATTAATGAAGTGAATAGCGACAATAACGCTGATTATATTCCTTGCCCAATTTCTACATTAACCGTAACCGAGATCTACCAATAATATGTCAGTAATAAATAAAGGAACAGCGTTCTCTAACGGAGAACAACTTACGGCGGACAAGCTTAACGACTTAGTTGATCTAGCTGCCTTTGATCAGTCGGCGACTGACAGTGCCTCGACTACAGTGAATACCTCTGGTCAGATTGTAGTAGCTGACAGTGGTGTCAGCACAGCTAAGATTGCAGCGGATGCTGTTACTACAGCTAAGATCCTTGATGCTAATGTAACCAAGGCTAAGATTGAAGACGTAGCTGACTACAAGGTTCTCGGCAACGTAAGCGGTACTGCCGCTGCACCAGCAGAGGTATCTATCCTAGACGAAGATGATATGACATCTGACTCGGCTACGGCACTTGCTACACAACAGAGCATCAAGGCTTATGTGGATTCTTCAGCTCAGACATTTGTCCCTGCATCATATGCAGGTGAAGAAAGTGTAACGCTCCCGAATGGTTTGATTATGAAGTTTGGGTCTAAATCAGTTGCTGGGGATAGTTCTGCTGCTGTTAGTTTTGCTACAGCGTTTTCTACTGCAATTGTACAAGTTCAACTGACAATTAAAACAAGCATTCCATTAAATAACGATGCGGGTCTATCCGCTATATCTCAGACGACTAGTGGTTTTACTATACAAAACGGGTCATCTGGAACAGAAACAGTTTCTTGGATGGCAATCGGATACTAATGAACCCCCTCCTGCAATCAGTTCAAATAGCGTTGCAAAACGCTAAACAGAAAGAAGCCATTGCCTTTATCGACAAGGTAGTGGACTTCTGTATTGCAATGGAGAACGGCAAGGTACTAGACGGATGGCCCAGGGACCTCATACAACTCCTTGTAGCCTACCATATGGCCAAGGATACCTTCATTGTAGAGCAAGACGAAGAGGGCAAGATACTAGGGGTTTTTATGTGGTATAATTGCGATGAAGACGACGACTGGTTTTTCATTCAAAACTGGACGCCAGACCGAGAGGATGGGGATGCTATATTCTTGGCTTTTATTTTCGCAGAAAACAATACGGCATTTAAGGGGATTACACGTAAATTTATTGCTATGTGCCCTGAATCTGCGGAAAAGAAATTAATAAGCATCAGACAAAAGAAAGGCATCCCTACTCGGGTGTCGTACAGTTCTAATTTATTCAACAAAATCTTAAGCATATAATATTATGGGAGGCGGAAAAGGAGGATCAAAAGCACCACCACCAATTGACCCTGGAAAGTCAGCGGGTGAATATACGTTTGGTAAGGGTTTTACCAACTACCAAGGCATCACGGACCCTCGATTGCAGGAGCGATTAATA